TTGCATCCTTCTGAGCCTGTACAGCTCCAGCGCCGGTATACCCAGCAATCTGTTGACCTATCCAGTCACCCAGAGGATTAGGAGCCATTCCATTAAATAAATCCATTCCACACCTCCCTTTCAGTTTACACCAAACTAGTATGGTGTCAACTGGCCATAACACATCAAGTAAGAGTCATGGCCAGACCCGAAATTCATTTCGGTTTACTAACGCCCTCCGGTTGTTTAGGTGGATCAACAGTAGTTGATTCCACCTTAGAATGCACCATTGGTGCATCAACAACGCTTTCAGCTTTTTCAATATCAGCTTTTTCTAATGCTTCTTTTCTTGCTTTTTGTATTAGAAACTCACGGTTTCTTTTAATATTAGCAAGACGCATTTCACCGTCTACTTTATCCAAGTAAACGGGGGTATCAAATCCCTCATCCTCAGCAGAATGCCGAGCCTTACGCCAGTCATCCAAACGTTGACCGGCTGAAATCAGCTCGGCGACCTGAGCTTCGATAGTACGGTAACCAGACCTTTCAGTCTGATCTTCCCGGGAACCAGTCCAACCTGGTGGGGACTGGTAATTAGCAATAGTGACAAAATCGTAAGACATACTTACTCCTTAAACCCGGTAAATACCCGGATCACTGAATTCAGGCATAGGACGCCAAGCTCGAATATTGTTTCCTACGGAGGCCAACATTAGAGGCTGAGATGTTACAGCCGCAACTCGTTTAAGAGCTGTAACTTCAGTTGAATCAAGGGAAATAAAATCAGAATTGAGAGCTGGTCTAGAATCAAAGATTCTTCCCAAATGCCAGTAGTTTAGAGTGGTTCTGAACAAACCGCATACGCTATTTTTTACGTAGCGATACTCATTATACCTTGACTGATAACCAAAAATATCGTCATTAAGACCATCGGCCGCAACATACAATTCCTGATTTAATACAGCTTGTTCTGAAAGATTAGCAAATTCTGGGAAATAGTAATCGTATTTTGAAACCCTAGCCCACTCCTTCGGAATACCTTGCTGATAAGCTGGAACCGGCATTGCAGACATTATACCAATAATATAACCATGCTCTTTACAAGAATAACGTCCAATGTAATTACGACCAACGGAAAGAGCATGTCCAGCCTGATTTCCTTGTGGAGTTGGTTGACTCGCAGTAGCAGACTGTTGAAGTACTTCACTGAAGATAACAGGCTGTTTCATGCCGCCAATGTATTCTGGGCGTTGTAAACGTTCATCTCGAGGGTATACACCAAAATTTGACTGAAGAAATTCAGTGTATCGAACACCAGAACGTGCATTGCGTTCTAATAGACGCTGTACTACGGAAGCCATACGAATATCAGCAATATCGAATGTAATCGCTTCACCAAGATCTACGGTATTATTATCCATAAATCCAGCAAAATTTTCTTCAGCTTGAGAGTTGGATAATCCAACTCTAGCATATGCCGCATTATTCGCTACTGTTACATTTGAATTAAGATAACTAGCATCATAAGAATCAGGCCATTGAGCACTGCTAAAACCAGAAATTGGCAAAGCAGGAGTTTGACCCCTTTGTTGCCAAGGAAGTGCAGACGTAAAATAATCTTTTGCCCAAGACCTTGTTAACAAGGTTTGAGTAGATTCAAAGATTTTTACATCTTGTAATGTTTCATCTCGATAGTATTCGTTCCAGATTAAATAGTATGCTCTGGCTGGAAGCGCCAAAGGAGCTATTGCACCCGGAAATTTTGTACTGAATTTTACAGTATCTTCCCAGGTAGGTAATCCGAAATAGTCCCATAAACTTCCAATATTGTGACAAGATGCAAATTCATCAACATCCCACCTAGGTAATACAGCACTATTAAGCCCGTCAGTACCACCAGTAATAAAGGATTCCCAATCATCACCAGATGTATCAACTTTAGGCCAAACTAAACGATTAGGAACAAAAAAATAATGTATAGAAACATCAACTTGATGAAGTACGGGACTAAGCAATGCTTGAAACCTAACTACCAAATCGTTTGATATTTCAAACTTATCACCAGGAACCATTTCTAAACAACAAGTTGGAATCAACTGACCCATATCGAATGTCAGCTTTTTTTCGTGACTCAAATCAAATTGGGCACGAGTAATACGGGGACCGGGTACCGACTGAAAAGCCCCATTCCTGGCGGGAGCATTACCTTGCGGAGAAACCATCGTTGACCTCCTTAATCTTCAAAGAAACGGACTCCAGGCTTATAACACCGTGGTCAAGAGAGTAAACCACAGCTTCCATGTACGGGTGAAAAGCACCCTTGTGGTCGAAAATATCGAAGAGACCGTGAACATAGACAGCAAATTCTGTGGTCGATACCGTACTTTGACGCATAATCTGATCCACCGCACGCCACATAAGCGGCAGAGAACGGGCAAAAAATAATGGTCCGTGTTCTCCCGCAGTCATATCGAAAACAGAGCATACCAATACCTCGCTTTCTGAGGTTTTAGAGTGTTCCAATTTTTAACTCCTTAGAATGATTTTTTCCTTCAAAATCTTTTTCTGCTTGCCGTCTAGATTTTTCAAATGAAGCGACAAGCTTATAATAATCGGCAGAGCCGACACGTGAAACGTGATTAACTAAAGTGTTCAGCTCTTTTAAACTATCAACCGGAGGTTGATAGCCGATTTTTTTTCTGAAATAACGAGGAATTCCTACGGGTTTACCATTAATTGTAATTGGATCACCACGTTTAATTTTTTCCTCATATTTCAAAGCAAAATCTAAACCCATACCCTTTGACATTAAAGCAAAAGGTTTATTGCGACCCAAAAGATTTATTGTCTTGTCTACCTCCTTTAACAAATACCCAGCAACATACCTTGCCCTAGACTTGTTAAAAGGACTTACACTTATAAATCCTAAAGTCCAGCAATCTTTAATTGCGGACTCGTGTTCTATATGCGATAAACCCAAAATAACAGCGTGATAATGGGGGCGTCCGTGCGTTTCCCCATATTCACCACAAGCAAAATATTTAAACTTGAAATCAATTTTCTTTCTGAGACGTTTAAAAAAAAGTTGCAATTCTCTTTTATTAACAGAATTATCTGCCGGAATATTTTCCGTGGTATACGTGAGAGTACAAAAAAGAGAATTTTTATAATTCTCTGACTCCCATAATAACCGGTTAGACCACTGCTCAGCTCGATTCAATCGACAACCTCCACAACGTCCACAAGGTACTAATTGATTGTGTCGCCAGCCTTTTCTAATCACACCATCCTTTGTATCTGTACTATAAGACAGTGGATAGGGGTGAAAACAAAGCATTACAACCTATAGCCACCACGTGACACAAAAACACGTGTAATTCGTTTTCTACGCACGATAACCTCCTCTAGTCTTCTTAGACTTGTAATATTTTTTAGGTCTCTTACGCTCAGCCACAATCTTACGCATTATTTGACTCCAAAAAGAACATTAGGAGAAGGAAAGACCTTAGACCAATTAGAAACACCTTTAGCCGCACCAGGAGCAAGTTTATCTTCTTCTTGCATCCATTTGTGAATAAGTGCTTTAATCTCAGCCTCAGAAAAAGCCTCAGAAGCATTAAATCCCTGTTTGCGTAAATCATCCTTGAGAGCACTGGTCATCAATTCCATTACTTCAGGAGTAATAGTTGGACCAGTCCTAAGATCAGTTAAATTATCCTTTGGCGAACGATACGGAATAATAGAAATTCCCGCTTTAGTTGCATTAATCTGCTCAATGTACCTTTTAGCATCCAAAACAGCAGAAGCTAATTTGTTGTCTAAGCCTAGCTTTGTGATCTCTTCACCGATCAGTTTAGTATCCTCAACGCCTTTACCGGCTTGAACGCCTGCTAATACGGAATCAGCAATAAGCTTACCCATCGTGAACACATCTTGACCACCACGAAGGACAGCACCAATAGGATTTGCCGCACCAGTAGACTGCACGTGGATGGGGTGAGAGTTACCAGCAGGAGAACCAGCAGCACGCAGAGGATAGAAGCCTGCAGCTTTCATG